CATACGCTAACAACTTCGTGAGAGGTTGTATCTCGTCGTGCTATTGCTTTACGGGTTGATTCTGCATTAGCTAGCTCTGAAAGCATAGCTACAGCAACATACTCTTTCATAGTCATGTGCTGCATGTTGATGTCTGTTGTCATTGCTGTTCCTCCTCTTGTGTTGCCTCCTCGCTTTGGGGCGAGTCGGTTGTTGGTGCTGCTCTTAGGTGTGGTGGTTCCCAACTGTCGTTGGGCTTCTGCCAGATGTAGAGTAGCTTCATATTGAGGTGAAAGCGTTCGTCATCGTTATAGAGTTCACGGCACTTGTTGTACCACTCTTCCTCAGTGCGAAGCTCTGCTAAAGCTTGCTCTGCTTTTACTGGGCCAATGCCAGCTACCCCGATGATGTTATCGCTCCTGTCACCTACGAGACTCTGTATATACAAAAACTTTAGTCCTTTCTCAGGGACAACAACACTGTGCAACTTCTTAACAAAGTTGTAGTGGCGTCCTGGGATCTGGAGTAAGTCTTTGTCTATGCTGCAGATGACTGTTGAGAGATTGATCTTATCCTGCTGGATACCCATCTCATCGTCTGCTTCATAGCCGTTGCAAATAAATGCTTTGTGTTGTGTTACTAGGAACTCTCGTACTGCTTCCCAGTGCTTAGGTCTGCTGTCTGGTCTGTTAGCCTTGTAGCTAGGAGCAATCTCCCTGCGGAAATTACCACTACCTGTAAGGTAAACGTTGTAAGAATTAGCTTTGGTATCTGCAAGAATGTCTTGCATCATTTGGTCAGCTCTTGATTGAGCTATCCAAGCTTCATCTTCTTCAGCAGAGGCAGCAGCTCGGTACACTACGATGTCACCATCGACTAATGCTCTCATAACTATCTTTCTATCTTGTGTTTCACGTGGAACAAAAAAGAGTAGAAGCCTCGATTTGGTCTTCAACTAGACAGGGCAGAAAGCCAGAAAATTCCCTGTGTTGACATCCTCGAATGCTGGCTTAACAGCTTCTACAAAAACCTACATAGCGGCAACTGCGTAGGGATACTTAGAACAAAGTTGAAATGTCCGATTCAACTTCGTTTGCGACTTCGTTAGTAGCAGACTCTAGGTCAAGATCACCTGCAGTGTAAGCCTCAAACTTACGAGCAAATTGAATAACCAGATCCAGAGTAGACAATTCTAATTCAAAAGGCTTACCACCACGTGCTGCAATGTAAATATCGGTAGCACGAGCCAATGCGTTCTGACGAACAATGGCACGATCACCATGCAACGGGGGGATAGGAAACACTTTCTCTTTGTAACCACCACCACTAAAAGTCTTGCCTACTACTGGAGTAGGAGTTGATGCTGGACTTGCAGCAGGTGCTGTTGCTCCTTTGGAGAGAACAATAACCTTCTTAGTCTCAACACCATAAGTACCAGTGACACCATCAAACTCAACTTGATTGCCAACCGAAACACCAGGATCCTTGAAACCACATTTGACCCAAGTGCCATTAACCTTCATAGAGAAGGTAGGTTTCAAACCAAACTTAGTGTTTACGTCTTTTGTAGAAACGGATTCTACGATACCTGTCATCATTGTCATATTAGACTTCTTCCATATTAAACCAATTAACACCAACAGATGCTCCTGCATTGAGCTTCAGAGCAAGTGGTGTGCCAAACGTACTTAAGAAATACTCATGAGTCCTACTCAACATGTTCTTAATAACTTCTAGAAATCCATTTAAGAAATCTTCGTGTACGTCAAACATAATTGAGTCGTGAATGGTGTTAACCATCTTGACTTTATCGTGATCCTTGAGTACCTTGAAGATATTGCCCAACATCATTGGAACAATATCACCAGTAGCTAAACCTTGAATTGGATAATTCTTTAGTTCAGTTGGACTGAAGTTGTACGATCTACTCGACCAACTATTGTCACTGTGATACTCCTGAAAGTAGAACCGCCTACCTGTTTCAGTTACGTGCGTATAGCTTCGTACCTTATCAAGTAAACCATCCTCTCCTTTGGAGTATTGAGCATGTTTCTCAACATGCGCCGCAAATGATGTGTGCCATACAGCTACGCTAGGGTAGCGACCATAGAACACATCAATAAACTTCTTAGCCTCGTCTAGGCTGCATCCAGCTTGTTTGCTGATAGCCTTAGCACCAGCACCGTAGATCAATTGGAACGTACGAGACTTGAATGGCTTACGCTCTTCCTTGGTTGGATACCTACCAAACATATCCTTGTACAACTCAGAGTGAATGTCAGCACCACCTGAGATGTCTTTGATAAGTTGTTTGTCATTGGTAACGTGAGCAAGAGCTACAACCTCTAGTTGATTGAAGTCAACCTCAACGATACGACCACCTGGAAAGCGAGATGTAAAGATCTGCTTGATAGGGTTGTTGCTGATGTTTTGTAGATTGGGGCTTGTTGATGACAAACGACCTGTAACAGTCGATGTGTGATTCAACTTGCCGTGTATGTATGATGCACCGTCATGCTTAACGATGATGTGTTTGCTAAGACCTTGTACATACGTTGAGAGCTGCTTAGACAACTCACGATACTTCAACAGCTTGTTGATGATCGTCTTAGCTTTAAGATCAAGCGTATGGTACAACATGTCGTTAAGGACTTCATCGTCAACAGACACTTGGCCTGTCTTAGCTGATACTTTGTCGGGATCAGGAGTGTACTTGATAAACGGCAGCAACGTAACTGCTTTTTCTACCAATTTAAATTTAGGCTTACCGTTCTTATAGAAGCCTACTTCCTCTTTGACCTTGACTTTCTTAGTACCACCGAAGAAGAACTGTGACCACTGTTTAGGACTGTTGATATCTTCAAGATATCCACGAGCTAACTCTTCCAAGTCAAGCTTGACCTGTACGTACTCGTTAACAACCTCAACTGTGTACTTATCAAGTGCTTCCTTGTCAATGTGTAAGCCGTTGAACATCATCTCTGTTGTAGCGTGTAAGGCTAGCATTTGAGACTGAATAAGTTTTAGTTGATTCTGTGCTACAGCTTGCTTGTATTGCTTCTCAGCAATGATGCGAGTGTTGTATACGTCCTGTTCAAGATAAGGAATCAACTCCTCTTTGGGAATCTTGTCAGAACCTAGACCAGCTTCAAAGTATTTCTTGATGCGATCATCTTTAACTTCTAGTCCATATTTAACTGACAACTCATCTAAGCTAGAGAACTTAGTGCGTTGACCCGTAAGAATGTATTCAGCTAGTTGTGTATCCCAGATCATGTGGTTCTGTAGAACCTCTTTGGCGTGTGTACCTATCTTAAACAGATACATTAAGTCAAAGCTTAGATTGTGACCACATAAGATTGCATCTCTAGGGAAGGTATATAGCTCACGCTCAAATACTTCTTCCTCGTATGTTGTTGCACTGAAATCATCTGCATCAATGCCATAAGCTACTACGTAGTTATCTGGATGACTAGGATGCGCTGATCCAATTTCTTCATTACCGTTGAGTGTTGTCTCAACATCTATAGCTACAAATGTAGGATTGGTCATGGTTTTCCAATCGCCTTTCTTTAGTTAATTTACTCATACTTTTTTTGACCACGCTTTACATGCCGACCCTTAGCTACCATGTCTCGCATATTGTCTGCGTGTGTACCTAACCAAAGGTGGTCAGGGTTAACACAGCTTGGGTTATCACATGTATGTAGCACATCTAATGTTTCATCAAATGCACCTTTGTGCAGTTTGTAAAAATATCTATGTGCAGCAATATGTTTTATTTTGCCGTCAAGACGAAATCGAACATAGCCATAACCAGTTCTCCACTTTTGTCCTAACCACTCCCAACAACCATCTTTGCGTTTTTTGATCCATTTCCATTTGTAATCAAACTCTGATAAACCACGTTCATCTCGTCGTCTAGCTCTACGAGCAGCTAGTCGTTCTTCGTGTGTGTTGTAAATTTTTCTCATGTGCAATTCCAATTATTAGACCAATTTGAGTGTAACACAAATAGGTTTCATTGAAAACGTGCACGGATAGGATCAATAGTCACAAGGTATTGACCGTGACGTTCTGACTCCATCTGTTTAGCACCACCACCAGGAAGTTTGTTCTTAGGAACATTGATAGTACGGATCATTTCTTCCTCTGGACTCTTAGGTTCCTTGTACTTACCTAACGTGATAACAACGTCAGCTTCACCAGGTTTGTCAGTCTTAGAACCACGCAGGGCATCAAGACCAATAAACGGAGGATCTTTAAGATCTACAGCAGTAGCACTTAGCTGTGATGCAGCAATAACTGGACCATAGCTACGAGCTAGCTCACGTGCCCACTTGTATATCTTACCTAGACGTATGTCTTCTCTGTCGTCAGACTTACTAAAGCCATCAATCTTGTCAAGCTGATCGAATACGATCAAACCTGGATTGACTTCTTTGAAGAGAGTCTCAAGGTCTTTGAGATTGTTGGTGTCTTTAGTAACACGGATCTTATCTTTGTTACCACCCATAAGAGTTGTGTAAGCATCTATAGCTGCCTTAGAGTCAGCAATGATGTCCTTAGACTCTTTACCAAGAGCAGCCTGAACGATACGGAAGAACACAACAGAAGATTCCTCTTCGTTGTTAACCCATACCACAGGACGATCCTTGGGTAGTTGTTGAGCCAGATAGCTCACCTCACTGGCTAAGAAAGTTGTCTTGCCCACCTCGACACGAGCAGCAACAATGACAAAGTTGCCAGTGCGGAGAGGACCCAGAGAACGATTAAGTACGTCCAAGCGCCATTCGTAGCCGGAAGATGATATGCGATCCGCAATAGTAGATAGATCAGCACTAACAAACAGCTCATCTTTTTCAATGTATCTCTCCACATCTTTAAGAGCATTGGTTGCTAGGATATGAACGTGTTCAAGATCGCTAGAACCTTCTTTGACTTTCTCACATTCCTCCATGATCTTCGCTAGGTAATCTAACTCGATAAGAGTCTTGATTACTTCCTCGTGAGCATGGTGTGGTTCAAAGTCTTTTGCTTTGGTCAAAGTCATACGCAGCTTAACGATTGCATCGTCAGTCAAACGCTTGCTTTGATCCGCTATTAAGTATGCAGAGAACGAATCCCAGTTAACCTTGCTAATTCTTGGAAACGTTTTGTAGTAACGATCCATACCATCAAGGATGACTGTTGTTTCCTTAGTGACTACATGAGGCTTTACGTACCTCCTGTACTTACTAAAGTTTTCTCTGCTCTCAGCACAGAGATAAAGAACTGAGTAGTCCATTGAGTTCCTTTGGTTTGTATTGTTTTGGTTCTTTACTGTTCTCGTAGTTGAAGATTTCAACATCACGATCCAGATAGTGTGAAAGTGTCTCCTGCACTTTCCGTGCCCCCTTTCTCCCTGCTTCATCAGGGTCTAGCCATATAAAAATCTTCTTGAAACCTAGTTCACTGATTTGGATCAGAGTCTTGTCAGTGATTGTTGTTCTTAGTAACGCTAGCGAAGTAGCATCCAGGTCATTGTGAATACGGTACGCACTGAGATAGTCCTCGGTGATGTACAGAGTCTTACCCTCACCTTTGAACCAAGCAGAGTCTGCTGTTGTGCTTGTAATCTTTGTCAGATACTTAGGTTCCTTCTTGAGGTTCCTGATCTGATAGCCTATGGGATTCCAGTGTGGGTCATACAGAGTTAGAGCAACTTGATCTAGGTGTCCTAGTACGCCCCTGAAGTAGACATCTGCTGGGTCGCAGTAGTGCTTGTGCAGCCACACCTTACCTTCGGGACTTAGTGGTCCGAATGTAGCTTTAAAGCTGCTGTGATTGGTCGTCGTGTCTTTGTGGAGCCACTCCCACAATCTGGAGCTGGTGTCTGATGCGAAGCCCTTGTTGTTGCAGTGGTGGCAGTATGCCAGCAGACCTTTCTCTGTACGTTTGATGTACAACCTACGCTTCTTGTCCTCACCTGCTTCGCAGCCTGTGTGGTTAACGTGTACCTGCTGCCCAATGTTACTAGGAGCATTAGCTAGGATTAGCTGTTTGCTAATCACTCTTCACCTCTTGCTCGGATTGCGTTTGCAATTCCAACTGCTGTGCCGTTTTGAGGTGGGTGAGAAGTCAAGCTAATAAGCATGGCATAGCGTTGCTTTTCAGCAATGTCAGCACACGCCTCACGCTCATGCTGTGCTACCAGTTTGGCAAACTTTATGGGGTCTAATTCGCCAGCAACATAGTCACCATTGTTTTCAATAACCAAGGCTTGGTCATATAATTTTGCAATTTGTTCGTCAGTCATGCTTCCCCCTCTACTGGTTCATATGTCATTTCAAAAATATCTGGCTTGCAGGGGTAATG